ATGACAACTCAAATTACAACCGCACAAATCAACGACTTATTAAAATCTCACGATATCCAAGGCTACGCCAACGAATGGCAAGGTCGCCGCATTTACATTAACCTTTCAGCAAAAAATAACGAAAGCAGAGGTGATCGGAATTATCAGTTGTACATTGACTTAGCCACAGGTGAGTTAGTGAGCAAACTTGGCAAAGGATTAACAACAAGAGAGTTCGACGCTGCCGTAAAAGCATTTGAGAACGCTTTTAATGCTAAAGACACCGCTGAAAATACATCGCCAGCAGAAAGCAAAGAAACAGAGCAAGAGAACAAACAAGAAACAACTAAGCTTGTAATCACAAAACCAACATTAAAAGGCTCTGAAAAACAAATCGCTTGGGCAGACGAAATCATCAATCTTTTTATTGCGAAGATTGGTGATACCTCTATCCCAGTAACAGCAACGCAAGAACAAATTACTCAAGCTCAAGCAATGGTAGATAATTTTTTTGCAATGACAAACGCTGGAAAGTGGATCGAAAAATTTAAAGGTCTAAATGATAGTAGCGAACCAAAGCAATTTTGGTTATCCGTAAAATATGGATGGTAGATTGAGATAACAAATAAGCCGTAAGAGCAAAGGCTTACGGCTAAAACAAACAGATAACTGGAGATTATTATGACTACACAAGTAACACCACAAATTATGCGCATTATCGGGCAAATTGTCGCTGCTACTTATGGTGACGATGTGCCAACAAACGTACAGACAATAATCTTGAGATACCCTATAAGAGGGATAGGGTTTATCTCTAGTCGCAGAGAGCTATCTATTAACAATGGAGAGATAGCAAGATTAATGGATAAAATACCAGGCGACCTCGAGGACCCTAAAGACGGGATGCCTTTTGATTGTCAGGGGGCGTTTTGGCTTGGATACTATCAATACTGCAAATTAAGTAACGATGTAAAAAATTACACATCAAAAGAGCTATCCATCATTGGCGAGTCATTGTATGGCACTCAATGGCAGTCTAATCTAGCGAGAGATTTGAGATTATCTGATGCTCGCCGTGTCCGCGAATGGGTGGCTGGTGAACGTAAAATCCCTTTCGGGGTTTGGGCTGATTTGACCGAATTGGTTAAAGCCAAAAAAGCTAACTTATCATCAATTCTTAAAAAATTAACAATAGATTAGCACTGACTTTAAAGCCCCTCTCGGGGCTTAATTATAGAAAATAAAATCACAATGGCTAATTTTGCCAAATTTGCCTGTTAAAACGTGCGAAAAATTACAAAAAACGGCTAGAGCTATAGCCGTTTTGAGTGCAGATGTTAACAGAGTTAAGCTCTAGCACGTCCTGGGCCTTGATACTGCACACCATCAGTTAAATGATCTTGATTTTCGGTTGCTGCTACAGCAGATTCTGATCTTACATTTAAACTTTGTGACTGTTGTAATGCATCAATAAGTTTATTTACCACTGTTCCGAGTGTTTTAATTTGCTCGGTTTGCTCATTAATAGTCTGCTTTAACTCTTGCAGTTTTAATGATTGCTCATCCACAACCACTAATCGACGGTTAGCTCAATTTGAGGCTCTGTGCTGCCCTCTACTATGGCGTGTAAATCCAGCCTAATACCCTCTAAATTTACAGGCTCGCCATTTGTTTGCCTAAAAAAAAGGCGATAACTTACGTCATCGCCTCTGAAAAACTTAAATTTATGCTTTTGCATTTAGACCCCTACACTACAATCTGCCCCGTCTCTTTTAAGTGCTTATAGATACGACCTAACATAATCTGCGTTGGCGTTTTGCCAATATCCTCTTTTGTTAGCGGTGCATCTGTAATCGCTTTGGCTGATTGAGCATCAATATATTTGTACTCACTTGTGATGATTACAAAGTTTGTTACCTCGCCATCGGTATCATCACCTGTGCCAACAACATACTTAGCATTGAGTGAGCCGTCATCTTGAGTTGAGTAACTTGCGATAGTTGAGTACATTGGGTTTAAGATTTTGTTAAAAGTTGTCATAATTTTTCCTTTTGTGGATTGTTGATAAAAAAAGACCGCTTGTATTGCTACAAGCGGCGATGAATGTGTAATCAGAATTTTAGTTCGCCTCTATTAAATGAAGGCGTTTAATGTTTAATAGCCTGTTATATCTACAACCAGAGCATTAAAATACATTGCTTTTGAATTATAACTCATTCCCGTCTTATACAAACCAGAATAATGGTATTTACAGAACCCAAATTCAATAAAATTACCACTTACTTTGGCAGATCTAGATGTTGAATATCCGTTATCGTAGTTAATGACAAAATCAAAGCCAAAATTGGATAAGATAATGCCATATTGCCTATTTGCTTGCCCTGTAAATCTAAAAACATTTTTTGATGGATTTAGATCGACATATTCAATAGGTCTTAAAAATTTGTGGTTTGATGAAAATACAACATTTCCTGCTGAGTTATAAACCTCTATGCCGTAACCTCCGCTTTTCGGTACATTTGTACTAAAAATGAGATATTCAGCAAATGTTGCGTTTTCTGTAGCTAATGTGGCAATACCATTTTCTCGATATAGCAAACATACTTGCCCATCAGAATATTTAATGACAATAATTTCATCTGACGCTGCCTGAATAGTTGCAATTTTATTAGAAAAGTTAGCTCGTCCTTTTCTTTGTAAGGATAAACTTCTGAAATTTTCATTGATGTTAAAAGTAGATAGTCCGTAACTCATTTAATATGCTCCATATACAATCTGAATATAATCTGAATCATCAGCCGGTAGACTAAAAGGAAAAATACAAACAACTTCTCCTGAAATCGTTTTATCGTTGATCGAAACATTTTCTAAATGAATAAGATTGGGAATATTCGTTTTATAACCTGTTGCTTGTTTTCGGTGAACTGAATGTAACATACTAATGATAAATACAAGTTGTCCTTCATACTTTTCTGTTACCGTGAATGAAAATTTACCATACTTAATATTTTTAGTTCCAATGTATTTAAATAATCGCTCATTGGTACTAAATGTAGAGACATTAGCGGTATCAAAAGTTTGAATACCATATTCAGCCATATTTACCCCTTTATTTACTTTTTTTCGTTTTTTTTATGGAAATAAAAAAGCAGCCCTAAGACTGCTAATGCAATAATACATAAAATACCTATTAGAATCATAATTTCCCCATTTTTACTCTAACCCTACCTTGTTCATCATAAACAATAATACTATTGTTATTCATTACCATACCAACATTTCCACTATTGGCTCGCATTTCGACTACTCCAGCATTACTTACCTTGAATCTATTATTGATATTAATAGAACCAGCTGTAATAGCTCCGAGATTCGCTGATATTGCCGCTAAATTGTTTACATTTAGCTTATCCGCAGTGATCGAACTCCCTACAATATGACTTGCATTAATCGAGTTTGCTGCCATATTTCGAGCTGCAATCGTGCCGGCTGCGATTTCGTTGGCGGTAATGGTATTTGCTGCAATTTGTTGAGCAGTAACGGTATTAGTAACTATTGAGCCACCGTGGATAGCGGTTACACCGGCATTTTGCCAAGGGCTAGGCTGAGTGATATCTGTAACATTATCACTAGCCTCCTCAAGCATTGGTCTACGAGCAAATAAAAATGGATTAGCTTTACCTTGAATATTATCTAATCGTAATGCGAAACGAATACAGCCTGAAGTAGGTGCAGTAAATACAACCTTAACCCGTTTCATATTTTTAAATTCGCCTTGATGAGCACTATAGCCAGTAATTACCTCGCTGTTGCCTATCCGACCTAAATAAGCACCACCAGGTTTTTCGATATTCTCAATGACTAATTTAGCTTGCCCACGATGACAAGCTAACCATACGGAGGCAATATATTTTTTATTAGGCACAACATTAATATCCTGAGATAACCACCCAATTCGCCCAGTATCAGAGGTTTCCTTTGTAGTGCTATACCGCATCGAAAATACTAACTCATTTGGTAGTCCTCCATTTTTTAGTCCGTAATTATCTTGTTCATTCCTATTGAAAATAGTACGGGTGTCAATATTTAGCCGATCACCAACTTCTCCTCGCCAGTAGTTCCAGCCAAACGGAGCTATTGACAAATCGGGTGTTGCAAAAATAGGATTAACCAGCAAATTCCCACCTAGCCCAATCGCTAACTTATCCGCCGATATTTGCCCTGCTGCCAGGTGTTCCGTACGGATAGCTCCCGCCGTCAATATTCCGGCTCTTACTGAGTCTGCATCAATGTGGCTACCTTTAATTGTACCTGTTGCAATTAAATTCCCATTAATCGCAACTTTATTTTGAGCCACACCAAACAATCGTACCGGTTGGCCGTCTTGAGCATTTTTTACTACCTCAAATTT